GGAATCGTGCCATCCATGCTAATGACGTTACTGTGCTTGAAACGCCGACATACCCATCGCCAATACGTACACCCCTTGTTGAGCCTGAAGATGAGAAGGCCTCTTGGCTAAAAGTGCCAGCGACACCGAGAGCACTATTGACAGTGGTAGTCGTGGCATTGAGATCCATGGCCCGAAGTGTACTACCCACCTCAATTACATTGCTTGTATTCATCCGTAACATACGACTCGTACCACCAGTCGTTGGAACGCCACGGAGAGGTACGTTGTTGGGTAAGTTGAAGCCGCCTGTGGATGTTGTTGTGCCAGCGACATCTAGACCTGCGGTAGAAAGTGTCATCAGTGTAGTAGAACCGTTGTCAAAACGCATCGCACTACCAAAGGCTTTTATCTTTTGCCCTGTACCAGCAGCATCAGTCAATAGAACTGAGCCATAGCCAGCGCTGGTTGATATCTCGGCTGAAGCAGCGTTAGTACCTGTCCTTGTTACACGGATAGTCTCTGCGGTGTCGGCAGACATTAGGATACTGTTAGGCCCAGAGATATTACCAGCGACAACGAGAGCGCCCTGCGTCGATAACCTCCCATCACCTCTCAAAGCCATTAATTCATCAAAAGTCCCTGCGCCCGTTTTCTGTATCCATTTGAAGGATTCTGCCCCCGTTGAGTGAGCGTCTCTCAAATTCCAAAAGGTCGCCTCCTCGTTAGAATAACCATAAGTGATTCCCAGTCCAAAGCCGTTATCTGGAATAACCCCAGAACCATTGTTTATGACTGTAAAAGTGCTACCCGCAGTAGGTGCTGCTTGATTGCCGACAGTAAGTGCGCCAGTGACATCGAGATCGCCACCTACTTCTGTCGGGCCGCCTGCGGGGGCTAAATAGACAGCTCCCGTTGCGTCTACTTTAATACCGTCAATCAGCGTTACGCCATCGGCTGCGTACCATTGGATTGGCTCATCGTTAGAGAGAATCCCGTTTGGTGCGCCTGTTACTACTCTATCTGATAATCTTGCCACGTTGTTCTCCTATAGTTCTGCATCCGATTGGACTGAAGGCACATCTGTCGTCACAGATGTTAGTTGTGAGCTACTTGCTGAATAGAAATTGTTCGATGTTCTACCCGGATAAGATGCACCCCAATTAGCCGTTACCCCTGCGACAACGGAAACCGTAGGTGTCGTCCTCATTTGTACCGGATGGCTATAGCCATACCGATAGTCATTGGACTGATTGAATGTAAAGTGTCCCACTCCCCATTTAACAGAGTAGTACCGCTGACACATGGCAAGCTCACCCGCGAGGGTATTACCTGCGCGAGTGAACGGTGTAGCGGTTTCGCCTAGTTCTAATTTGACTGCCGACAGCTTTACTTGCCCCGCTGCCTCTGGAAAGGTGAGCGTTACCTGTGTGTAAGGATTTGCCCCAGCGACTAAACTTGAAAGGTCAGGTACTTCAAACGTCATTTTGTATCTGCCCCACGCCCCCGCCGTGATTGTTCGTTGTTGCGCTGGCGTGTCTAAATTACCACCACCGTTAGAGTTACTTCTAGTCTTACCGGTCATATTGACATCACCACCAACCGCCGAAGCGTCAAAACTCAGCGTTACTGTTTGACCTGAAAGTTTGAAGTAGTTTTCCAAACGAAACTGTATACCTAAGTTGGCATTAGGATTAGTGGACCACGTTAGCTCCCCATAATATCTTGTAGGGGTTACAGTGACCCCTGACAAATCGTCTTGCTCTTGCCTGTCAAACGTCCATACCGGATTACCTGTACTCGTTTGTTTCCACCGATCGGCGGTGTACTCTGCTTGTGTTGAAGAAAATGACGTACCACGCTGCCATATATCCAAGCCGCCATTGATAATCATATTCTCGCCGAAGGCTTTATCTTTCTGTACGAAGTCGTTGCCGTCAAAACCGTAAGCGTCACTTAAACGCCCGAAGTTCACGATCTGCCACTGACCTTCTAAGTAGCTAAACTGCGCGAAAGCGCCTTTCAGGTCGAGAATGTATGTGCCTGAACTGTCCTGCGAGAACGTGTTGCCGTTGCCGGTGATAGTCAGGTAATTGGTTGCGTCCCAATCATCCGCCTTATCCGCGAAAGCTACGGAGAAGCCCGTGGGAGGGTTAGCAGGCATAGCAATTGTCTGCCCACCCAATGTGACGTATCCGGTGCTGATGGCGGCTGTAGCAGGTACGGCATCCATCTGCGTCCAGATAACACCACCACCGCCAACATCCAGCCATGTGTTACCCACGCTATCCCATGTTTGAGGCAAAGCATTAGCTTGTAGCCATCTGAAACGGTCAACACCTGCGACAGACATACGTATGTCGTTCTCTGAAAAGGCGTACATACCGCTTTGTGGGTAGTCGGAAAACGATATGGCAGGCGTTGGTGCAGAGCCGTTAACCGCTCTGAACTGCGCTGTCATGCCGCCTTTACCGCTACGGCTTAAGCTGTCTGTCATCTCGTTGTTCAGGTCAGCCATTGTCGTGTTGGCCCAATCCGATTCAATGATCGTATTGGTCGCGACAGGATTACCCGCAACGAGTGTGCTTGTACCGCTTGCATTTCTTGGCATGTTTAAACGCTCCTAATTATTCGTTTCCGCTAGACTGTTGCGCGGCGGTTCTCGCTGTCACACCAATTGCCGTGTCAAGATTGGTGCCTTGTTTTCGTAAGACTTCTGCTAACGCTTTTTGCATACCTGTCTGACCAGCTACGGCTGTTTGAAAGCCTTTTGAGGTAACCCCTCTAGCAAGCAAAGTCGCAGTAAGTAAATTTACAAGCTGAAAGCCCCCACCAAGAACGCCTGTTGCCGCCATACGCTCTAGCACTGAAGCACGTTCTACAGGCGCTAATTTTTTAATAGCGGATGCTTTATCTTTTGCGTTGGCTACCCTATTAACTAGTCTATCAACTCTGGCCTTACCCATCTTAGGTATATTGGCCTTCATTCTAGCGCCTTTAGCATTTGCAATTTTAGTAGCCTGTGTAAGCGCGGTTTTTTCGGCGGTTTTTATTTCGTTAAGCGTTAAGGCTTCAGTGTTCTCTGCGGTAGTTTTTATGCTATTTGCTTCGGCTCTCGCGGTAGCGGTAGCGTCTGCGCCGAGCATTTTAGCTTTTGTTTTTGCTAAACCCCCTGCGGCTTTTTCGTCTGCAACAGCTTTTTTACCTGCGGCGCGGGTTTTTTGTACGTTTTGAGCCGCTTGCTGTCCAGAACCTAAACCTTCCCCATAAGCGGCACCTCTAGCTTTACGGTTTGCCGCGATGACATTAGTTTCATCAGGTAGGCCCGCATTCTTTGTTCTGGCGGCAACTACTGACTCACGTAACACAAGTTTATTGCCGTACTTACTAAGCTCGCTATCAAAATTTGCCATTTCAGTTGCCGACATATTCTGTCGCATTTTGTCGTCAACAACGTCTGCCATTTTGCCAAAAGCTTTGACTTTAAGTACGTCACGCCCGATGCCACTACCGGCGAGGTCTTTAAGTTGGTTTCGCATTTCCATTAGCTGTACGCCAGAAAGCTTACCGTTTTTAATATTTGCTGCCATACCGTTCAATACGCTTTTGTAGCCGCCTGCTGCTGCTAGAAGCGCAGGATCATCCCCTAGTGCCTTAAGCATGTCCGTTTCAATAGCAGCGAGTTTCGTATCGACAGTGTAACTTTTATTTTCAATAGACTTCCATCCGTAATTTTTCCACGAATCGTTTACACGTTTTGCCGCCTGCTCTACGTTAGATGAAGACCTGATTTTGGCTCTAACCGCAGCAGGCACACTGTCAGGGATAGCGTTATTGACAATCTCGCGTTGCATAGAATACAGTGCTGAAGACGTACCGCGTTCGGCTGCTTTTTCTGCGGCTAAAAGACCATCTTCCGCTAGTTGCTCTGCCCTAGCTGCGCCCTGTGTTGCGCTCGTTACGGCTTTAGTTTCTAGTAAGTCGGCTGCGGTGTTGGCAGAAAACACATTCTTTCTTTTAACTTCTTCTGCAACTTGCATAGCATCGTCGTACAAACTTTGCGCTTCGCCTATTTCGCTCTTAGCGGTTAAATTTGCACGTTTTTTCATGCCTATCCCTACATCAGACACGGCTTCTTTAGCGGCATTTAACGCCCGTGTAGCTACGCCTACGCCTGCTTCCGCTCGCGAAACAAAAGGCGCGGATTGCTCTATTAGTTTCCCGCGACCGCCGTATGCTTTACCAAAGACATCCCGATACACATCTCCGATAGCCCCGCTGTTTTCATCCATGTTTAACGATCTAAATCGGCCTTCTGCGGTGCCGGACTGTTGGATTAAATCTTCTTCTATACGCCGTTTACTAAGCGCGTTTACAAGACCTTTAGTGCCGCTTAACGCACCGCCTAAAGTAGTACCTATGGCTGCGCCTGTAGCAGCGCCTCCTAATCTTTCGTCTGCGTCCGAAGTCAAAGCGCCTGCTATTCCGCCTTGCGCTCCACCTACGGCGGGGGCTGACAACGCTCTAGCAAGCTTAGGCGCATTTTTTAACAATTGAGAACCAAGTACTCTAGCTGTGCCTGCACCACCTGTCGCAAAACCGCCAGCCAATTCTAAACCTAATGCGGTCTTAGGATTCGCGAGCGCAAAAGCCTCACGCTCGTTTTTGTCAATAGCTTGTTCGCGGCTGTAAATGTCAGAGAAGTCTTCTCCGTCATCGCTCCAATCTGATATGTCCTCTATACCTGCTTTTACTACAGAACTTATTTCGTCTAGCCCGCCCATCGTAACGCCTTGCCCAAAAGCGTTTAAACCGCCCATAAGGTTTTCACTGGTAGAGAGTTCAGGGGCTGCACTTTGATAGTTGCTTTGAGCATACGCCATTACGTCAGCTTCACTTGCGTTGTCGGGGGCTGTTATCTCATACATGCCGCCATCAGGGCCAGTAACCTCATAAGTTGCCATATTAGTCTAGCCTCCTTATTGAAAACCCACCGTTTTGTGCAGGTGTCGCAGTAGTGTTCGGCCCCATCATACTGCCATTTTGTGCAGGCGCTGCGGGTTTTGCGGCAAACGGGTCACTAAACTCTGCCATAGTATACGTATCGACTGCGCCCTGTTTATCCATGCCGTTTTTCCAACTGTTAAACACGCCTTCATTTGTGCCTGCTCTAAGGTTAGCTAAATCACGTTGCATAGCTGCTTTAAGCTCAGGGTATGCTTTTCTAAATGTTCTTTCGTCAGTAAGAAGTTGTGTACCGTAACCCCTTGCTACCCGCATGGATTCAGCTAGTGTTTGTGCTAAACCGGCTTGCTTTCTGATTAATGGGCCTACTATCCTAGACCATGCACTGTGTATATTCCGCCCTTGTTGCGAGCCTAGCATACGAACTGCATCACCTAGCATACCATCGGAACTTTGACCGAAACCTATACCCGGCAAATCGCCGGTAAAATCGCCGTCATTAATGCCTTCTACCTCACTTAATAGCCCGTCTAAAGTGTTTATCTCCCGTATTACAGGATCAACTGACTTTATTTCTTGTATAAATTTGTTTGATTGATTTGCAAATTGATTTTCTGTTAAACCGCCGCGACTAGCTCTTGCTTGTTGTTTTGCGTACAGTTCTGCGGGCATTAAACCCTCAAGACTTAAAGGTGTGACAGTACCATCCGCCGCTACTGTATCTGCGGTGCCATCAGCTTTAATTCTAGCGTTAATAGAGTTGCCTTGTTGATCCACATAAGAGGCTAACGTGCGCTTATCCATTAGTTGTTTAGCTTGAAACAAAGGTAAAGCATTGGCAGTCTGAGCCATCTGCTCTCTAGCTGTTGCGCGTTCAGCATCAATAGCTTTCATATCCCGCTTGCCTTGATACCGACCAAAAGCCGCGTCTAGCTGCTGAAAAGGTGATGCAGCACCATATTGATTAACCGTAGGCATTTCTCTATCGCGCAGGGCGTTTGCTCTGACAGCACGTTCATCAAGCCCAGTCAAACTACTTTGCGCCTGTGCGCCTTGAAGCAGTTGCTGTCCAAGTTCTTCTAATGTATTTGCCATGATAGCTTTTACCCTCTAAGCGCCGATATTAACGCGCCAACACCCCAACCTAATGGACCTGTAACACCTAGTGCAGATAATAGCGCAGCTTGCCCTGCGTCAAGTGCTACATCTTTGGCAATAGTACCAGCGTCATCCCCTGAAAGGATACCTTCAAGAGCAGATACACCTGCTCCTGCTCCTAAACCGTCTAAAGCATCTCCAGCAGCATCCCCAGCGACATCTCCAGCGACATCTCCAGCAGCATCCGCAGCAACATCCGCAGCGACATCTCCAGCAGCATCCGCAGCAACATCCGCAGCAACATCCGCAGCAACATCCGCGCCTATGTCAGCGCCTATGTCAGCGCCTACGTCGGGCATCCCTATTGAGTTCCTTAGCTGCTCTTTCATGGCAGGGTTCATGCTTTCTATATCTATTGCGCTGCCTATTTTGTCTATTTCTGCTGGGTTGGTAACAGTCCTACCACCCATAAACCCTGAAGTAGGTGCTTCATCTCCATTGAATGACCCTATTACGTCATTTCGTAAACTGTTGGCTCTTTCATTTATGCCCCCCGCCCAATTTTGGTAGCGGTCGTAAGCTTCACCAGCAGTCGTTGTGTTAGCTTTATAGTCTGCATACGCATTGCTAATTGCGTCACCCGTTCCCTGTCGTATAAACGGTCGTGTGGTAGCAACCTTTTTTATTGGTGAAGTAACAGCAGTAGGCGCTTGCATGTTCTGGCTTGCTGGCCCGTCCAAAAAACTAGTATCAGGCTGAAAGCCATAGGACAGCACATTAGGAGGCAAGTTACCGCCTCGCGCTGCGCTCATATTAATGTCCGGTCGTGCTGCGCTCATATTAATGTCCGGTCGTGCTGCGCCAGAAAGATTGTAGTCTTCAGTAAGCCCCATAGAGTTAGTGTTTTTGTTTATGAAAGGGGTATCTAATGTAACGCCGGTATTAGCCGCCCTAGCCGCCATAGCTTCGTTTTGCATAGTATCAAAAACAGACAGGGGCTTATTTACAGATAGGTCTTGATTGGCTTTCCAATCTTTATATTCTGAATAACCTTTCTCGCCTAAACCTATTATGCCCGCTGCGTTGTTCGCCCTAACCGCGTCTACACGCGCTTGTTCGGCGCTATCTAACTGCCCTTGTAGCGCATAAGCTCTAGCTAAATCCGGTGTTGCTGCTTGCGTGGCTTCTTTAAAATCATTGCCCATTCCCCAACCCATGTTCTACTCCTTATCCGCTAAAGTTTTCGACCATATTGCCGGTTGTTTGAGCGCCTTGAAGCGCCTGTTGTTCTGATAGGCTTTGACCGCGCTTACCTACATACTCATTTATCTGCTGCTGACGTAGTGCGTTAGCTCTTTCATTGGCAGACATTTCTTGATTAAACGCTTGCTGATCGGCTGCTCTGTCGTTCTGACCACCTGAAAGCATTTGATTATACCGCTGCTGCTCACTGGTAAGGTTTTGCCCAAACGTATTACTCGCTTGACCATACGACTGTGCGTCTTCTGCTCTACCTTCAAGCGTAGAACCCATTCTAGCCTGTTCGTAAGCATCTGTACTGTCACGACCATAAGCCGCCATTTCAGACTCATACGCTTGGTCGCCTGCTCTCAAACCACGATTACGCAATCTGACTTCAAGCTCTTGTCGTCTTTGCTCCATCTGCGGGTCAAGACGGCTTGTAGCACGACCGTAAGACGCATCTTCTGCGGCTTGGCGTTGGCTTTGCCCATCCCACTCAAAACCTTCAGGGCCAGTTGTTGGGCCGATACCTGCGCCGATAACACCTGACGCTTGCGGGCCTGCTTCTACGTCACCGAACTGCTCCCAGTTAAGTGGCATACCCATCTCAGCCGTTATACGATCGCCCATTGCTGCTGCGGTAGAACCTAACTGCTGATTAGTTTGCATCTGCGTGTTGTAAAGGTTCTGCATGTCAGGCGATAACGTCTGATTCTGCGTCCATTTAGTGACCATCTCGCCAGTAGCAGGGTCGCGAACCATTGTTTGGCCCCACGTATTACTGCCCATTGTGCTGTACTGGTCAGGACGGTCGGCATACGTTTTATCTCTCGCCGTTTCGCGTGACTGTTCGCCTTCTTCTTGCGCTGCGCCAACGACATCTGGTGTCTTTGGGGATTTTTTGCCCACGTTATGCTCCTTGATTCTGTGCCGCGATACGGCTACGACTGCTATCTGCTGCTGCTGACCTTAAAGCGCCAGCTCTGGCGTTACCACCACGGTTCGTTATGGCTTTTACAGGTGCCTGTTGGGGGCCAACTGCGAATTGTTTTACTGGCACTCTTGGTGCTGCTTGTGGTACTGCTGCTGCTGTCGCTGCTGCTGTCGCTGCTGCTGTGGTTGCTTTTTGTTGTCTTATTGCTTCGGCTCTTGTTGGTGGGGCTTTCATCAATCCCGCGTCTACAGCGTTTTGAACGTATTGAATAGAATTGTCTTTCGACACGTTACTTTGAGGCGTTTCGCCTTTTGAATTGGTTATACTTACGTACCCTTTGCCTGTTACCGAGTTAGGTACGTAAGGCTTGTACATCTGATCTTCTTTAGACTTTTGAGCCATCATTTGATTATAGTATGCGTCAGGTATCTTTACGCTTGCTATCTTTTTGCCTGACGCGGTACGTGGCGCTTCTCGCGCTGGTGCTGGTGCTGGTGCTGAAGGTTTATAAACACTTCCATCGCCGTTAAAACGTACACCACCGCCTGCGCTTTCATTAAAATTAGATGTACCCCCCTTTGCATATTGTGGTGGCGATTGAGCAGGCGCGTTAGCCTTACTATTCATATACTGTCGGCGGTACGCGGAAGGCATCCTAGAAAGCTGTTCGGGGGTCAAGTTCACGGTTATGCCGCCTCTCTCAATTCAGTTATGTATTTACAGTCTTCACGCTTTAATTGCATTAGCAAATAGTCCGTCCCTACATCATACGCTTCTTCTAATCGCGTCTTGACTGTAAACCCCATGTGGGTATTCAACTTAACGGCTTTATCGTTATTCGCCGGTACGAGTCCGTAGACAAAATTCACGTTCTGGTTCTTGAAAATAAAGCCAAAACATTCTTCTAAAAAGCCGTGTTTCAATAACATCGGTGTTGTTAGCATAAAGTGGCATTGTACGCTGTTATTCGTCCAATTATCCATAAGGCAAGCACCAACAGGCACACGTTGATCCGCATCCATTGCCATAATACCCGCAGTATCTTCGCAATAGAGAATAGGAATCTGGTCGTTGACCCATTTCCAGTCTCTGCGGAAGTTAAATGGCGTGTACACGATACGCATTAGGCCATCGGGCCTCCGACATCATAGATCAAATCCCAACCTATTAGCCGTGTTGTTGTTCGTGCGCTGCCTTTCGTGGCTATTGCCATATAGCGCCCAGTACCCCATGACCCACCGATAGAAGGGAAAGTGGTGCCTGAGTCGCTGCCCCAAACCGCAAAATCCCATTTGTCAGCGTCCCAGATACCTACGCCAAATCTGTCGGGCGTACTAAACTGGAAGTCCAAACCTTCTGAAGTGTCAAAATCAAAGCGCACAACCGAACTGTGAAGAGGGGCTTTTTGCGCGATAAAATCGGGTCGGATCAGCTTGGCGCGTTTAAACACTGCGGGCTGTCCAAAAGACGTAAAAGACGTAAGAATAGAGAAGTTTATTGATTCGCCATTAAACTCTGGTTCTACAGGCGTTATCCGTTTGTCGTCCACGGGTACGTCCATGCGACAGACACGCCCATCGGCTGTGCCAAATACAACAGACCCTTGATACTCATCAAAACAAGTCATGGGTACACCGCGCCATAGACCCCACGCCTGTACACCTATATTGTAGTAATACTGTATGGGCGCTGCTGAACCTACTGTTGGCGAAGAGACTAAAATGCCACCCTCGCTAGGTATAACGGTCACATCCCAGCCTGCAAGACCTACTTTTGCTCGCATTTCTTGACGTATTAACCCCGCTATTTTATACGCCATCGTCGAGCCATCAACGTCAGAGCGTAAGATACTTGTATCTACGCCTAGAAGAAGGTCAGCCATACTAACAAGACCGTAAACGGACAGCAGAAATAGTTCGCCACCTGATTCAGTGCCAAAACGAGGGCTGTTAGGTATCTCACCGATAAAATACGTACCGCGCTGTCCCCAATCGGCTACCGCAGGGTCAGAACCTTGATACACCAGCACATCGCCTGCATGACTTACGGCGACTAATAGGTCATCTACGCCCGCACCGCCGTCTACTGTCCAGCTAAATAGCCCTTCTAGCGTTCCGCCGTGTTTAAATTTAGACCCAAAAAAGAACTCTGTCGCTTGGCCTGAACTGCTACCAATACCGAGATACCACGCTTTTGTGGAGTTCTCTTCAACCATCCATAACCGCTGTTTATGGGATACGATAAACTTAATGTCGGCTATCACAGGGCCACTAATGCCTGAAGACACCGCCCATGTATCTGTGGCGGGGTCGTACTCAAACAGTCCGTTTAACGAGTCTGCGTAAAACAGTACATCACGCCCTGAGTCATCGACATAGTGCGCGTAAGTGCCGTACCCTGCTCCAGATGTTTGATCCGCAAACGTAAGCAAAAGAATAGGGGCCGCGCCATAAACTTCAACGTCCCAAATGCCTTCGTTAGTGACGGCGAATAATTTGTCACCGACACCGTTATCTTGTGCGCTGTCGTAAGGTATTAGCGTGTGTACACCAAGCCCTGCACCAGCGTCTAAGCCGATTTGCCATTCTTGGTAGCCTTCACGTATCCGCAGTCCATACTCAAAAGGCAGCATGTTGTACGTGTAAACGCAGGTGTTTAAATCTTCAGAGCCGATTGCTTGCCGGATGTCCATACCGCCTTGAGGCGCAGGGTATCGAGCGACTTCATGCGACCGCTGTTGTGGACGCTGGGCATTGCCTACAGGAGAACCAATCATCTGCCGTATCCGGTATCAGGGGCGTTCCAACTAGACAGATAAGGTATGCCATACCCGCTACGACCCGCGTTCAATATGGGTGCGCCTTTCTCTGTGCCGGTTAAGAAGGCAAATATCTGGTTGAAATCCGCTTGCGCTTTGGTTGTATCGAAGCCGCCAGCCTCAAGATACTTAACTTTTAACGCCCGCGTAATCAGTGTTTTGTCGAAAAGCGGGGTGTCACTTGCCTGATCAACGCCTTTTTTGTAGCTGACAGGGTTGGTTGACGGGTCATAGACCCAATCGGTTGAGATGTACTCAAAATTCAGGCTTAACCCATTAGGGGGTGGATCTGGAAATACGTTGAACTTACCCTGCGCGATACGGAAGCTGGCATAAAGGGTGTCTGATGCTAGGTTTCGGCCTTTTAGATATGTCCAATCTTGAGCCGACAAAGGGCCACCCATAGGGACGTTATTCGTTTGATCCCAACTGGTTTGGTTCAAGATGTAACCGAAGTTAGACGGCAGGTCGTAAGACCCGCTGTCTGTATCAGACGTAGTAAACGTGTAAGAAGCGACTAACAACTCCCACGGGTACGCCTGCATAAGTTCTTCGCCTGCGGTATTTAGCAGGTATTGAAGCTGGATAAAAAATGGGTCTTGACTAGCATACGGGGCTTGAACTGGTGCGATACCGACTTCTGCTGCAACTCTGTTAAGAATCTCCGCTGCTGTTATTGTCGTGTTTAAACCCATGTTTCACCTTTATTTTTTAGCGCGTGACTTCCGTTTGGCTCTACCCGCTGGTGCTGCTGGGACGGGTATAGCAGCATTAGGGTCTGTTTCTTCGTCTAATTCGCTTTGAAGTGCTATTGGCGCTTCTTGCGTTTCAGGAAACATGTCTAGTTGTGGGCTAGGCGCTGCTTTCTGTTCAAGTAGCTCTCTAATCTGCGCTTGCATTGCAACCATTTGCGCCCGCATTTCTTCTTTTTCGCGATCAACGCTTTGTTTGTCGTTAACTTCTAGCCATTTCTGTGCTTTTTCTCGTAAACCGTAACCGCCCATCATGTTGCTGATGTTGGAGTCTTTCACTGTCGCCATTTGCTCAACAGTTTTTACGTTCAAAAAGGCCAATTCTTCAGCTTGAGTCCGTGTAATCTGAGGCCATTCACTTAACGGCATACCTTCAGTAGGTGCTTCGACACGGCGCTCAAAAGCGTCAAAATGTCGTGGAAACCGCTGTTTATCCGCTACGGTAGCAGGGCGACAGGCTTGTACGTCACGCTGACCGGCTACTCTAAGCTCGATGTACGCCACTTCTTTAAAAACGGGTCGTCCTAGTTCTTCAGATTTAGCACTGTCTGGGCGCTCTTTATAAAAAAACTTGACCATAAGAGACTTATCAGCCTCTGCGGTGTCTGCGAAATCGTTATGATTAAATTCAGCTTGTTGCATTGCGTAACCTTAAATGTCGTAGGAAATTACATAGTACAAGAAAATAACTACCTGCGCTCGAAAACGCAGGTATTTATTTTTACCGTTTAAACAGCCGTCCAACCAGCGGCAAGTGACGCTAAAGTAGCTACACCTGTAGCAGTAGGTATGCCGTTGCCGTTTGCTGCGTTTGTACCGAACCTAATAGGATCGTCTGAGTCAGGCGCTGTAGAAGAGCCATCACCCAATGCTTCACCGCCGATAGGCTGGCTCAACTGAGGTGTTCGTGCTGCGGGTGTTTGATCAAGCAGTGTAAACTGGTTCGGCGTACCGACAACGTTTACTGCAGGGCCAATACCAATACCACAAGCATTTGATCCACCAGCGTTCATACCGCCATCAAAATCAGCATCAGGAACTTGTATTTCCCGAACTGTTTGAGTCGCAGCATTTACGTAATACGTGGGATTATTTTGAGACATGTTTTTGCTCCATAGTTAAAATCAGGGGCCGAAGCCCCCTACAACCCTACGACAGGTTTAAACGCCAGAAGCGTCATATCTGCCTTGGAACTGACGACCTGAAGTGGTCATGTTACCGGCCCAACCTAGAATCTGAACTTCAGCATCCTGATTAGTTGAGTAACGTCTGTTTGGAGACAGGCTAACCATGTTGCGGTCTGCATGTGGACGATAATGAAGGTACTTAGTGTTCAAGAAGAACGCTGTACCGGCTGGTGCGCCAGAACCGTTGTTACCGTTGTAGATACCACCGTCAAGACAAACATCAGCGTCCATGAACTTCAATGTAGCAAAGCCCGCATCTGCTGAATCTGTGTTGCTGAACCGCTGCTGCGCCTGTAAAGAAGCAACGTATGCGTTCCAAACAAGGTTATCAACCATAATAAGGTTTGTGCGATCTTGTCCACGTACCAAAGATGCCCAAAGCGTGTTCCAGAAACCCTGAATCTTAGTGGGGTCTAGGCCGTTTGCGGCTGTTTGGTCACTTACTGCGTTCTGCCAGAAAGTGAAAGTGTTGCCGTCAATACCGCCATAAGGTGCAGCAGTTGGGTCAATAGGAAGTGCAGCTTCTAAACCATCAATCTGCTTACCGCCTGCCGCTGAACCGTCTGAGTACAGACCGCCAGTGATAAGGTTAGCCATTGTAGATTCAGCTACTTCTAGTCGAGCTTCCATCAAGTCGATCATTCTTTCACGACCACTGTTCTGGAGCATTTCCAAACCAGAGATAACAACCGGAACGGCTGCCTGTTTGATGTCGTATTCAGCAGCACTGATTACGTCACTTACGCCAACAGGCAATAAGTCATAACCAGAGTACCAGCCAGCGTTAGAGTTTTCAGCGAACGAGAGTTCCTGAAGAATCTTAGTACCGCCAGAGAATGTTTTGATTTTGCCAGCGCCTTTGAGTTTCATAAGCAAGGCGTTGTTGTTTGTTACGTTGTCAGCGATTTTACGGGTACGACTTTCAATAGTCGTTGCCATAATGCTGGAAATATTTGCGTTGGCGAAAGCCATTATATGTTCCTCTACAGCGAAAATGCTGCATGAATGATTGATTGAGTGTTCGTTATTTCAATAAACCATTCTGGAACGTGTGCGGTGCTACCGAGGCTGACCGCTGTCGAGAAAAGTGTTATGTATGGGGAGTGTATACCCCCCAAACATAATGTGTCAACTATTCGTCAGCGCCATCCCAAGCATTTGCTATTTGCTGTCGCATAGACATACCACCGGAGGCTCCATCATTGCCAATACGACCGCCAGATAAGCCAGAAGATGCACGGCGTTTGCTTTCCATGCTGTTTCTGCTGCCTGTTAGCTGTTGGTGCTGAGTACGTTCAGCTAATACGCCCTGAATCTGTGGGTTCAATGCGCAAGCCTTGTTGTACGCATCATCCATTGACATGTGTACACCACGCGAAGAAGCCATTTCAACCAAATCAGCCATGTCGTTCCGCACATCTTGGAAGAATTCAGCGTTCTGGGAGAACTGTCCGACTTCTTGCTGCGCTGCCTGAACAACTTGTTGTTGCTGGCTTACGGCTGATTGCTGCTGTGACTGTAAAAACTGGTTTACAGGAGCCATACGCTGATCAATCATCGACTCTAGGTGCGCGTTGCTGTCTTGAGCAGGCATTGTGCCGGTCAAAGCTGCGTCCAGAGCGTGAATATCGACACCGTAATCGCTAACCAAGTCGCTGATAATCTGCGCTTTTTGGATAGGATTACCCATACGCAGATTGGCTACAGTCGAAAATAAGTTCTCGACGGCTTCCATCGGTGTGTTGCCCGCTACGCCTGACAGAGCTGCACCGTAGGTGGTGGCAAGCTGTTGAAACTGTCCGTGTGTCTGTCGTGCTTGCGCTGTCTCGTTCATCAGATTAGCAGTGTCGTTTTCACGCTGCTTAATCTTATCTTGAAGATGGCGCGGTATTTTAGACCAATCTTCGCGTTCTTTAGGTGTCCAATCTATCGGTGCTTTGGTGCTTTTATTGTCAGCGTCTTCGGCTTCTGGCGCTGATTTAGCCTCGTTTTTTACGGGGTCAGGTGTTGACTCCGCTTCGGGCTGTTCTTCTGTTTCAGAAGGTTCTGACGGTTCTGTTTCCTCACCTATAACTTCTTGTACGGACTCGTCGTAATCACCGCCCGCTTCTTCTAATGCGGCGTTCAGGTCATCGCGCATCGAATTGTCTTCGTCGCTTACGTACTCTTGCGTTTCTTCGTTCATAAGATTTCCTGCCGTAGGTTTATCGAGAATAGAGGTCTATTGACCGTTTAATATCTGAAATACGAGACTGTTTCAGCTCTCTGGTGCTTTTTGCTTCACGTTGCTGGGTTGTTCTGTCTAAATAGTTGGCTGAGTAGTCACGCGAATCTGTGACCCCGTGTCGTTTGTTGTGTTCAGCTAGTTGCCGCCGTGATTCTACGGGCTTTTTGTCTATCGGGGATATAAACCCTTCAAACGGTTTGTTGATCATAGGTGCGTCAGGTCTAGCGTTACTGCCGTAGGTTTCCCGTGAAACCAACTTGCCGGTTTCAGGGTCTTGGACGTAAGAGCCACGTTTTACGCGCTTGGTGCCGAAGATATTATCGAAATTCGCATCAAACTTCTTCTTATCGACTTTCTGGTCTTCGCTGGATATAGCCATTACTGCTCCCCTTTTTTGTAAGCGTTTATGTCTCTTAACATTTCTGCTCTAGGAGAAAAGTTATCGGTCTCCCCCTTCAAATTATTCAGCATGTCATACACCCAAGGACGAAACAGCGTTTCGGAAGGCTCTGGTTGGCGCTCACTCATAACGCTGTCTCTTTTCTTTATTAACCGTTCAGCCGCGTATTCGCCGTACTTAGCCTTATACTGCTCTATATCTTCTTCACGTTTTGCAGCAGACTGTCCATAAAGGTAGTCTTCTTTATACACTTGTTTGTGGGATTTATCAGGATCTTGTTGGTGCCGGTACTCGTGCGCCCAAGTCCTAACGTTTCCTTTGTTAGGAAATACGTTGACTGTACCTTCTTCGGCAGGAAACACTTCTCCCCCGTAGCTGTGGGGTGTTCCGTTAAACCCTTCAGGAACATAATACCCCTGTAAATTAAGTTCTGGCAGTTTAGTCTGTACTAGCCGCGCCACGGAAGGGTCTATGATGTCTGCATCTGGCCCCATGTTTGCCATAACATCTGATACAAACTCTATATCCCCTAACCCTTCACTAGCGGTCACAGCATCGCGTAAAACGGTGCGTAAGTCGTCAGCCATTACTACTCCCCTTTAGGTTCTGGCGTTAAGACTGCTGCGACCGTCTGGCTCTCGATGTCAGCTAACGCGCTTGCCGTTATCTTTTCGATCTCCGCTGTCGTACTCGCTTCTTCTTTCGCCATGTCTATCTCAAACTCGATGACATCTTTACGTATCTCACCATCAACACTAGCGTTAGTAGACGCGATGTTCGATTCTGTCTGCGCCTGCTCTTTCAGCAAATCAGCCTGAAGACTTACCTGAATCTCTGCTATCTTGGCTTGAGCTGCTGCGCTAATTTCTGCCATTTTCATCTGGTGTGAAGCCTGACTGGTCTGAATATCTGACTGCATATCCATCTGGCGTAGCTGCATATCGGCTTCAGCCTTGGCTTGAATCCTGCCCAAGTCGCCTTGCTGTTTCTGCTGCTCTGCCTGCATCGCCAGTTCTTCTGGGCTTGGCTCTTGCTCACCTTCCGACTCAGCTTTCGCGGCTTCTTCTGAGGCGGAGATTGCTTTGTCGATAACCCCTTCAATTTCGCTGCTGCCTTTAAAGCCTGCCAAACCCCACTGGAGTAGCTGTAGCATAAACGGTTTAGTTGCTGGATCAGCTTCGATAACGGGGGCGGCTGACTGCATAAACATCGACACAGCGTTAAGATAGTCAGTACGCTCGGTTTTCAGTGCTTGGAAATCCACCATCGCCACGGATTCAGGGCGTATCTCGATTCTGAGTTTTGCTTGGGCTGTATCCTTAATCAGCTCAATAGCGGGGCCAACAAGGTCGATATCGGCTGAAAACTCCATATTTGCGCGTTTGAAGATGGTTTCAGGGCTAAAATGCCGTGATATAACTTCTGCCTTGATCTGCATCAAGTCTGACGCGAATCGTGCAAACTGGTCTTGTAATGCCTGAATACGTACTGAACCAAACTTCATCTTAGCATCTGTCTGACCGACACCTTCGTACTGGTTGTTTAAACCACCCTTGGCAATGTCCGTCATACCTGTTGTCTGCTGTAGCAAACCAATAGTCTGGTCACGTATGGTAATCAGTTCACGTAACGCACCTACGATGTCTGACAGGGGTAGCCACTGAATCTGACCGGATAGGCCACCGTTTTCACCGAATAGCGCCCAGTTCTCAACAGGGATGAGATCGTTGTCATTACCTTGATTAAACATGCTTTTAAGATTGTCAGCACTGGCGTTGTAAACACCAACCACTCTCACAGCCTCTGTGATGACCGCTATGCGTGTTTGTAGTTTATCTATCTCATTATATAGGTCTTGCGCTAACGTGTAGTCAGGCGTGGGCGTATACAGGCTGGTGGTGACGTTAGCGATAAAGAACGGTGGTACAGGCCAAAAGTTAGGAATTTCAAGGATATCGTCTTTATGTTCTAGCGTTTTGTCGTAACCCATCGAAATCCAGCAGATTT